TTTGCAAGAAAAGAATGAGCTGCTTGCCTCCTTCAGCAAATTTGTCGGAATTGAGAAGCTTGATGCTCTCGTGACTGGTTCAAATGCTGATGTTCTTAGCAACAATAAATTCTCTCTATCAAAAGTCATTCTTAACAATGATTCAATTGGAGACCTAACAAGCTCTATTAGCTCGCACATGAAAGAAGCGGCTTACATTAGAAATGCTGTTCTTGACAGTGCAAAATATACATACAGGGAAGCATCCCGCAATAGAATGTCGCTTGCGACAATTCTTGCATCTGGCTCGGCTTCGGATTTTAATAGATTTTCTCCCTTTGCAAAGTTCACAAACTTTATGTTTGGCGGCTTTGATGGAACTAATATATTAGAAAGAAATGCACGTAGGCTCAATGACAAGTCTGTGTCGTTTGATTCTGGTGGCGGTGCTTCTTCGAACAATACGATTAATGGTTTTTCGACTAATCCATCGGGGCAGGATGTTAGTAACAACGGCGTCGCTTCTTACGTTGCCGCTGTCAATATTGCAACTGATCCGCTAACTGCAAATAACAATATTCTCTTGATTCCTGGCATTAAAGAGCCTTTCATCAATGATGATACCATGTTAAAAGTCAGGGATTACGGTCTCGCAATGCACGTTATGGACATACCTTCTTATGATGACAGCGGCAATAGATTATATGATGACTCTACTGCTAAGCCGAATATTGATCGCGTCTGTAGCGAGCTTGATTCCAGAAACATCGACAATGACTACGTTGCGACATATTTCCCTGATGTCTACGTTGATGATGCAACGAATAGAAGACGAGTCAAAGTTCCTGCCTCAGTTGCCGCGCTCGGCGCACTTGGTTTCAACGACCGCGTTTCATATCCGTGGTTTGCACCTGCAGGTTTTAATCGTGCTGCTCTCGACTTTGTGACTAACGTTGCAGTTCGACTCAACGTGTCTGACAGAGACCGCTTGTACGAGTCAAGAATTAATCCAATTGCGACTTTTCCAAGGCTCGGATTTGTGATCTTTGGCCAAAAGACGCTAAAGATTAACAAATCTGCACTAGATCGTGTCAATGTCAGACGCCTCATGCTTGAGATAAAGAGAGTAGTGATCGACATTGCAAAGAGAATTGTGTTCGAGCAAAACACACCCGCCGTCCGCAACAAGTTTGTTGCAGATACTTCGTTTCAGCTGGGACTCATTCAAGTGCAAGCAGGCATCGAAGGTTTTCAGGTTGTCATGAATGAAACAAATAATTCACAGGAAGATGTCGATCTAAATCGACTCAATGGAAGAATTGTGGTTGTTCCTACGCGAGTTGTTGAATTTATCGCAATAGACTTTATCGTTACAAATAGTGGTGTTGAGTTCGTGTGAATTTGTGTCTTGAGTAATAGTTAGCTAGTAATTGGAGAGCTTAAATGGCAAAACTAAAGTTTGGAAGCGCAGGCGTAACAGCTAGAGAGATTGATCTTACAGGACCGATTACGCAGGAGCCCATTGGCATTCCTGCAGGTGTAATTGGAACTTCGCTCAAAGGCCCAGCATTCGTACCTGTGACTGTAGGTAATTTATCAGACTGGACTGCTAAGTTTGGCAAAACTGACGGAAAGAAATTTGGACCGCTAGCAGTTCGTGAGTGGCTTAGAAACGCTCAAGCATTGACTTACTTAAAAGTTCTAGGCGTCGGTGATGGAAAAAAGAGAAATTCTGCCGGTGATGTTACGAACGCTGGTTTTACAGTCGGTGAGAATCAGCCTAGTGATCAAGCATCTAATCTTGATGCGCTTGGTGCAAATGCATATGCTAATTCTGGTGGACCTCCTGGAAGAACTTATTTCTTAGGATGTTTCATGTCAGAATCAGCGGGATCTACTTTGTTTAGCGAAGCAGGCATTCAGCCTTCTGTAAAGGCAGTTCCAATTATCAGAGGTGTGCTTATGGCCCCCAGCGGTGTCATAATGAGGCTTTCCTCTTCTGTGCCTGGATCGGGTCTTTCTTCAGACGGCCCTTCTAGCTCACTTGTTGTAACTGAAGCAAATGCTAAAGGTACGTCATTAGGTACAGTTTTTCTTACGAAGGATAGCATTGCTAAGCAAGAATTCGTTTTAATTCTTAATGGACACAAGGGAACAGATGCATCAAAGCCCAATGTGATAACGGCTTCGTTCGACGTCAATTCAAATAATTACTTCTACGAAACATTCAATACAGACCCTTTTAAGCTGCAAGAATCTGGTCATTATTTGTACGCACACTGGGACATTCATGGTTCACTAGCAGTTTTGACGGGCTCGGGTGTCATTGACGCCGCCTCAGGTTCTGGTCCAATGGGTGGCTATGAACCGTCAGCTTTCATCGTCTCTGGCTCACAAAGCAGGAACGCAGGAACTTCTACAGCACCCAATTACGAAAACTTTAGAGATAGATTTGGACATGCTGTTTCGCCCTGGTTTATATCTCAAAAATTTGGTGGTAAAGCTGTTGAGCTGTTCAAATTCCATGCGCTTGACGATGGCAGTGAAATATCAAATAAGATTAAATTCTCTATTGAAAATATTAATAAATCAAATGATCCGCTCAATAAGTACGGCACTTTTGACGTATTGCTAAGACTGTGGGACGACAGAGACCTCGACAAGAAGGTCATTGTGAATGAAAAATTTTCAGGCGTAACACTTGATCCGTCGTCAGACAGATACATCGCTAAAGTCATTGGTGATCTTCACGCTTACTACGACTTCGACAGAGAACTATCTTCACAGAAATTAGTTGTTGAAGGAAATTATGCAAACCGCTCCAATTATGTTCGCGTAGAAGTTCACCCGGATATTGAGAATGGTTTTACAGACCCAGCTGCGCTTCCCATGGGATTTAGGGGTGTAAGCCACTTAGTTACATCTGGATCTGCACCTCTTTCGACAGTCACGCCAAAAGCAGTTGCAGACATCATGTCGCAAGTTTACAGCTTTGGAACAGGAAGTTATCTCAAGAGTTCAGTCACACCACCGCTTCCCTTTAGATCGAAGATTACAACAGGCGAAGAATGGTCGGTTAAGGAGCAGGTTGAGAAAGGCTTCTATTGGGGTGTACAATTCGAGCATCCTGAAACACTCACAAAGAGAAATGGTTCTGTTTTAAAGAACGGTTCAATTGAGTCTTTTGCTACGTTTTTCCCACAGTTCGTTATAGGAGAAGCAAACTTTGCAACCGGTAGCAATGCGGGTCAAGCTGACACAGCGGCGAATGGTATACTCGATTCGGACAGATTCTGCAACAATGTATTTACGCTTGAGAACATTCAAGTTGTGACAGGTTCGTCAGGTAATGCTGATCCTGAGAAGTGGGGGAAGGCCGTGTACGTGAGAAGCGGTGCACCTTCTGGCGGTGGGTACCTCTCTAGCAACATCGGTGCCACTGATTCAGCCAAGACAAGGCCTTTCAAGGTTGACGATCTCGCTGATAACAAGCGCTACGCAAAGTTCACTGCTATAATGCAAGGTGGGTTCAATGGTGTGAACATCTTTGATGAGAATGAATTTGAGATCAACAACTTAGCCACAGTCGCCGACATGACCGCAGGGCTCGGCCGCGGGCTTCGAGAAGGGCCCAGCGTCGCAGCTTACCTCAAAGCGCTTGAGATCATGAAGAACACTGTCAACGTGGACATTCAACTCCTCGCAATACCGGGCATAAGAGAACCGCTTGTCACAGACACAGCTATCCAAGCCACCGAGGAAAGATTTGACGCTTTGTTCATCATGGACATTGAGCACCGTGAAGACGATGGAAACAACGTGAGAGATCAAGACGACCACCCGTCTGTCACTGAGTCGGTCTCTACATTCCGCGATAGATCCGTCGACAGCTCTTTTGCTGCAGCATACTTCCCAGATGTTCTTTACAGCGATCCAATAGGAGTTAATCTCTTTGTCCCGCCCTCTGTCGTCGTCCTCGGCGCGCTCTCTTTAAATGATGCTGTGGGTCATCCGTGGTTCGCTCCGGCCGGCTTCACACGCGGTGCGCTTCCACAAGATGCGCTCGAGGCGAGAGTAAAACTGAGCCAGAATGATCTTGACACGCTCTACAACAACAGCATCAATCCTCTGGTTGCATTCCCAGGTGCTCCCAGAAGCGGAACCAATCCCGCCTCTGGTCTCGTAGTCTGGGGTCAGAAGACTCTGCAAGTTGCTGCATCAGCTCTCGACAGAGTCAATGTGAGAAGACTCCTCATCGAGATCCGACGTCAGGTGCGCGAGATCGCCAACACGATCATCTTCGAGCCCAATCGAGAAGCCACACTAGCTCGATTCTCTGCAGCGGTCACACCCCGACTCCAGCGGATCCAGGCACTCGCAGGTCTCGAGAGATTCAAGGTGGTCATCGATTCTTCCACCACGACTCAGGACGACATCCTCAACAACACACTCCGCGGAAAGATCTTTGTCCAGCCCACAAAGAGCATCGAGTTCGTCTCACTCGACTTCGTGGTGTCAAACAACATCCAAGAGTGATAGGACAATCACACGAGGAGAACGCCAGAATATCATGAAATTTAACAGGGATGGTTTAAGTGAATTGATTAAATTCTATTATTCTGGCGTTCATGCAAGACGACAAAGCACGTAATTTGTAGAACATTTTTGAAACTCACACATACTTAAAAAAGGCGATATAGGAGAATAGAAACATGGCCGCAGAAACACTTGACGTATCATCGATGCTTCCCGCGAAGTTTGAACCAAAGCGCAAGAACCGTTGGGTCCTCATGATCGAGGGCATCGACGCTTACATCATCAAGACCACAGCACGCCCCACGATCACCACGGAAGAAGTTGAAGTTCCCTTCATCAACTCCCGTCGTTACCTCGCGGGCAAGACCTCATTCGGCACAATGGCCGTGACTCTCCACGATCCCATCGCTCCCTCCGGCGCGCAGCAGGTGATGGAGTGGGTGCGAACTCACTTCGAGTCAGTGTCAGGCCGCAGCGGCTACGCAGACTTCTACAAGCGCGACATCCAACTGAAGCTCCTCGATCCTGTCGGCACC